TGGTGCTCGCTCGCAGTACGATTAGTAGCACGTCACTGGAGGCAATCATGAGCAAGCAATGGCATGAGCCGCCAACTGAGACAATCATCTTGCTGGATGGCACGACGGCAGAGGCGCATATCAACGGCCTTTGGGCCAACAACACGGCTGGCTCTGCATTCGTCAACGGCAAAGAGATTGCGGTTGTGAAGTATGAGGATGGCTGGCATGAGCAGCGTGAGCGTAAAGCGCGACCTGTAGGGCAGAATTTTAGCGCGTAGAATAGTTGGAGGTTGTTATGAACGAGGAACAAGCAAAAGTTGTCAAGCAGATGGCAGCAGATATCCACGAGGCATTAGTCAGCGATACTCACGAGGTGGCTGAGCAGTTTTACTACAGACACATTGAGGAAGCCACATTGGAAGATGCAATCAAGGCTATTGCTGAACTGATTAGCTATGGCGGTGATCTCAATGTGATCAATCACAAAATGGCACTGGAATTGTAAAGCGTCTCTTTATACGGCAAACCGCGATCCTGCACCAAGCTAGATCGCGGCAAGCCAGCATTGTGAAACACACGGAAGCACAGCTTTTCGACGGATGTAGCTTCCAAGGAGAATTATATCATGGAAGAGCAGATCAGAACAGAGGAAGAAGCGTGCTGGGTGATCCTGGCCAGAGAGTTGCTTATCAGCGAACCAGGCAAGCCGCCATATGTTGAGGTGGTAATCACTGATGAGGCGTTGGTACAGGAGGTGGCGAAATGAGCAATGCACTGCACGTAGAGAACGCCAACCGCGCCGCAGATTGCGTATGGGACATGATTGAAGGCGCTCCTGACGATGACACGAGCCTACCGACAGAGGAGCAGGTAAACGAGTGGCGAGAGAACGGGCTGGTCACTGACTTTGAGGGAACGCTGCTGTTGTCTGGAATGACAGTCAACTCATAGCAGCAAGCAAGCAGTAAAACGAATGGAGCCAGAGGTGTTGATGCCTCTGGCTCTCTCTTTATCGTGGCGGCATCGGCTAGTGGCTCGGTGTTCTGCTTGGCGGCTCCTGACACGGTGCGAGCGTGCCGTTTGGTATGCCAGGTATGCCAGTTGCCATGCACGTGCCTGATCCAATAGGGTGCGGTATCCATCCCCCAGGCGCGTCACCGTATGGCGTCGGTGTTGGTGTCGGTGCCTTCGCTGCAAACGGGACACACGCAGCGAGCGACAAAACGCAGAGCAGGACAAGAACCGCAAGTATCTTTTTCATGATTATCTTCTCCTTGTGGCGGCATCCAAGCCGTCTGGACCATTATACATGCCAATTCAACTAACAATGTCTATACAATGGATTGACAGATGTTCCCTATCATTGATAGTCTCAACCTATCATTTTTCTTTCCCTCCACGCCAGTCACGCCGCTTGCTACCTTGCAGCGTTCACTTAATCTCATCATTACAGTTTGGTTAAGTTTTGAGATTTCTGGTTGAGGTTTCTTTACCATAGTACCAATAAGTAGATAGATATATGACAATTTATTCATAAAGTAAATTTGAATAAAATTTAAATTCTCCATTATAAGTTATGTTAAGAATAGCGCAGTGCGGCAAGGAAGTACATTTCTATTTATCGATTGACAATGGCTGAGGATGGTTAAGATATTGCTAAGACATGATGAAATCCAGCAATAAAGATACTTGTTTCTAGCAAATAAATAGCTTATTATTATGATGTCAGATGGTTCAACGATTACTCATTCTGATTTGTTATTATCCCCGTCGTATGACGGCATCCAAGAAATTACGAGGCTCATATGAGCAATACATATACAACAGCACTTCCCCTAAACCTTAATCTGCCGCGCATCACGCTTAAAGATGTGATAGCAGAATTTAAAGTTTCGCGCTCAACCGTTTATCGTTGGATGAAAGCAGGCATCCTCCCCAAGCATAAACTTGGCAATCGTGTCTGTTTTTACCGCGAAGATGTCGAAGCAGCAATCCCACATGTTTGCAAGGCAGCATAGCGCATAGATACACATCTATCGCGCCAAATGTTACACAAGCAACTGTTTTACAGTAAGTGAAACATTTTAGCGATAATGGTGCTCTAAACGCTAAAGGCGGAATCTCATACTCACTCATTGAGCAATTGACACGCAGTTTGTATCGGTTTATAATAAACTGCATGGAACAACAAAAGAAAAAAGCGAGCACAACTCGCAAACCAGAAAAATGGGCTGTGCAGATTCGTTTTGGCGAGGTGCTTTACAACGAAATCAAAGCCAGCGCCAAATCCAATCACCGCTCATTTAACAATGAGGTCATTCACCGATTAATAAAGCAAAAGGAGGATGCACCAACTTGACCGCCTATTTCGTGGCATAAAAAATAGAAGCTCGACTTTCCAGGGACCAGCTTCTATTTAAAGGCTAGGTAAGCCATATAGCAAACACATAACATAGAAAATCGGCAATACTTCCCCAATGCGCATCCTGCAAGATTAGCTTTGGAGAGGGAATTGACTATCCGATGTCCTATCAGCAGTGACTCAGTGTCCAGTTAAGGACCGTTGTGTGCCGCTATGTATCACATTCTACCTTGCCAATAATGCCTAGTCAAGACGCGCAGATAGTAGCAAAGCTACCCCGGTACGAGCGTCATGGGCAATAGAAGACAGGCGGCTATGGAAAGAGAAAACAAGCGAGAAGAACACGAGAACGAACAGCATGAACAACATGACGATGAGATGCTAACCATTGATGAAGTAGCAAAAGACCTTGGCATCGGTACAGGCCCACTTCGCCATGAATACAGAGAGCATGGCTGGCTCCTACCAGTCAAACTCACAACCAAGACACTTAGATACACGCGTGAAGCACTCGAAAATTTCAAGAATAAGCATACCATTAACAGGCCAGAGGAAAAACATGAATAGCACAAAAGCATTATATCGCGCTGGTGACATACTCCTGCCAGAGCATCCGTGTCCAGTGGCGAGAGATCAGCAACCCCAGGAGCGCCATGTGTTTGTGTGGCGTCCCGATGCCATTGAGCCAACCGGCATTAGGGAAGATGATTTGATGGTGTATGGAGGCTCGCTATGCAACGAATAGACGAATTTGCAACCTTCAAGGTTGAAGCCGTTCGCGATCTGCGTATGCCTAGCACTCAGCTCGTTCTCTCAGCGCAGCCTCAAGAGCGAGAGACACTCATACCAGTAGCCTCGTGGACCTGGGATACAGCGAATAGCGGCGTCCACGCAGCACGCTTTGATGCCGCTCTCAGCACGACCAGCACACGCGGTCAACGCGCTATCCTCTTCCTCGCTGTAGCGCTCATCTTGCTTGGCGCGTTCCTCTCGCTCTACCTGAACTGGAGGATGCAATGAGCCACTTTGACGACATCTTTCCAGCGATCAGAGATGGCCTGGCTGTCTTCGGCTTCATGACGCTGTGTACGATCTTCTGCTTTCTCTTCTTCGTGGCGAAAGACGCCTGGCATGATCGGAGAGAGCAAGACAAAGCGCAACACACGGACGCTGAAAAAGCAATCAAAGAAGCAGAGGTTATTCTAGGGTTTAAGGAGAAATAATGGAATATTACGATAAGCCCCCATTTGGGTCTGATAACGAGCTTGGCACTGGTGCGTGCAGAGGCTATGCCATTGCATTCGTGGTAACGGTCCTGACTCTTATCGGCATTGTGATCCTGTGGAGGCTTGGACTTTAGAGCAAGGAGATGCACATGAGCGAGCAACAGAAATTGGATGCAATCATAGACGCCATTCTCGACGCAGCAACCGATGAGCAGGCAGAGATGTACCGCATTGAAGCTGGCTATCTCCTGCTGTGGATGTCTGAGTTCCTGGAGCCACTGGACTACGAATTCATCTGCAATGCATGTGGACTCCTGGGAGAGCAGGCACTACGCTACCAACGCTGCTATTTACGATCATTCAACAGGCTGCGAGAAGCCAACCTGTTGAATGAGCAGTATCGCCCCAATTGTCGCTGTGTGATGCCAGATGAGCAGGAGGAATCAGCATGAATACCATTATTCTCTTCATTGCGATCTGTATCTTCATCGGCGTGCTTATCGGCCTAACGGTTGGCTTGTTTGGTCGTAGCATCAGCAGAACGCAGTATAAGCGCGGCTTTATAGAAGGCTACAATCGTGCCAAGCAAGAACAGGAGATGCAAATCAATGAGCATAACTGATTGGATAGCAGCGCTCAACCACTGGCTTGACACCGAAGCCGACACACCAGGCGAGATAGAGCGCTTCCAGGCTCGCTTGATGCTTGGCTCTTGCCTCACAGTCATGGCACGTGAGTTGTGCGAGCCTGATGCCGCATACGTGCGTATCTCGCTTGGCGTCACTGGCAGAGATGCAGATGAGTACCGCGCTCGTTTCGCTGGCCACGCGAAAGCCAGAGTGGAGTTAAACACATGCGTATAACCGATATCGATCATCGCTCCATTGGCCAGTACCACGCTGCACAAATCCTCGATCAGCAGTCAACACAAGCAGAGCAGATCGCGCACATGAATGACATTGCGGCGCGGTGTGTGAGGCTGCTGGATCAGTACAAGGACGACACGACGCCGTTTGCCATCGCGTACTGTGAGTATTTACGCGGCGTACTCTCACGTTGCGATTAGGAGCGAGCCATGATGATAAGCCAAATACGGTACGTGCTTGCTATTGCCAAATACAAATCGATGCGCAAGGCGGCGCTCCATCTCTTCATCTCGCAGCCAACAATGAGCCATCAGGTAGCGCAGTTGGAGCAGGAGTTAGGCGTTGCGCTCTTTATTTGTCGTGCGGGTCGCTTACCGATGCTCACCAGCGAAGGCAGGCGTCTCTTGCCAGCCATGCAACGCCTCGTGGATGCACACGAGGATGTACTCGCCACTGCGCACGAACTGAAGCAGCGCAAACAAGCATCGTAGGAGCTAATTATGAACATGTTCGCAGCCATCGCAATAAGCCCATGCAACAAAGCCACAACCTTGAGCGAGAACAAACATAACATTATTGTACAGCAGAGATATAATCACAATTTCTATTGGTTCCACATTTGGATTTTAGGTCATGCGATGGGTGATGTTGAAATTGATGCATCCCCAAGCACATTGAAAGAAAAAGCTAAATTCTGGGAGTTTGACCCCAATACATCCGATTGGGAAAGTATTCCGTAAAGCGTCCCATAGCTCACAGGAGCACATCATGAGCGTAAGACCGATTAAAGATGTTTATACCGAACTACAACAGGAAGTCAAACAACTCAACACGACCAATCCACCACGCGAACACATTGAACGCGCATTAGTTCTTATCTGCGAAATGCGCGTTAGCCTGAACGATATAGAGATACTGGTGAAATCTCTGCACAACTCGCTCCTAACCTTTGACCATTTCAATTCTGACAATCCGTAGCGCGTCCCATATCACCCACGAGGTCTACCATGACATTATTCAGCGCACTCGCGCTTCCACATACAACCACAACCATGTCGCAGTGGCATCGCTCACTTGCACTTGACATAAAACAGGCAAGCAGTATCAATATTATCAAAGGCTTGCAATTCAGTCAATCATGGTTTATAATAAATCATGTACTCGTGAAAGGAGAAAACGATGTTAGTTATGTCAGAGGAGGAAATGCTTACACCAGCAGAGGTTGCCAAGAAGTTACGGCTTTCAGAGCCAACCGTTTTGCGGCTCCTGCGTCAAGGCGTCATCCCCGGCATCAAGATAGCTGGCTCATGGCGCATAGACAGTCAGGAGTTTCAGGACTACTTGAACGACCTGAAGAAAAAACAAAAGCAGAACTAATCAGGGGCTATCCCCAAAAATCATTTGAGCCACCAAGCGGCGGCAATCCTAATGGTGGCCCATAACCAAAGACATCAAGGCAATGCTCTAAGCACTGTCTAGAGGTTCTTTGTACCCCAAATCAATGAGGCTAGTATCAGTTTACACGATGCTAGCAAGTTAAGTCAATGGCACTGTACGGAACAGTGCGACACACAAGGAGAGAACGAATGAAACAGCCAACACAGTTAATGCTCCACACATTGGAGGAGATTGGAGACAGCACCACAACCGGCTTTGGTTACAACTACAATCCCAACGGCAAACGCAACCTCAACATTAACACTGTACACGCCTGTATCAAGCGTGGCCTGCTAGAGCCTGCTGGTGAAGAGTTATGGAATGGGCAAAAGACGCCTGTATACCGCGTTTCTGAGGCAGGCAAAGAGGCATTGCCGCCAGTTTTGCCGAAAGACGATTCCTGGAAACAGGTGTTTTTGAAGACCACTGATGAGCCGAAAACTTACCCCGATCTCGCCAGCGCGCAAGAGGCTATGGATCGCGGCGAAACGGTACGGATCGAGATGGAGCCATTTACCATCGATCCTGCATTGGTCCAACTCGCAATTGACCTCCAGTACAAAGAGCGGTTTGAGCAGTGGAAAGCACAGGAGAACGCGAAATGAACCAAACGCCAGAGTTCGCAGCGATCTTGAAGCAGGTCGCACAGGAGATGAACCTTGAGGTGTTCAATCCTGACGATCCAGAGCGCATCTATGCTGAGTTCCCACAGACCGATAGTTGGGAAGACTTGGACCTTTACCACCAATGGGCAGGCGCACGTCTCAGGTATCTGCAAGCACAGCGCGAAATGAACTGGAACTATTCAATCAACCTCCATCAAATGCCACAAGAGGCATGGAAATTGGCTGAAGCGCCTGACGTGTCAACCTTGCCAGTGATCGACACGCTAACTGGTGTTGTGGAGGCAGAGCGTTATAGCCACGCTTGCAGCAAGGCATGGAGCGCTATCTCTGCTGAGATCAAGGTTCGTAAAACCGCCTATGGTCTGGGCGATCTGCATGTTGAACAACAGCAGAGCAAGGAGCAAGCTAATGGATAAACCAACAATTGTATGCCTTTGTGGGTCAACCCGCTTCTCAGAAGCATTTCATGAAGCCAATCTGAGAGAGACGCTAGCAGGCAGAATAGTTCTTTCGATTGGCTGTGATTTCAAGAGCGATACTGACCTCCTGCTTGCCGGTGAACTCACTGAGCAGGATAAGCAACGCTTGGATGAGTTGCACTTGAGGAAAATAGACCTCGCTGATGAAGTGCTGATACTGAATGTTGGTGGCTATACAGGCGCGTCTACTAGGCGAGAACTGGCATATGCTCTTGACCAGGGCAAGCATGTACGCTGGCTAGAATCTGGGTTTGCTCAATTCAGCCTTTCTAGGGTTGCTATGGAAACAAACGAAGCACAGCAGGGCAAGGAGACGAAATGAACATGGAAGATACACCTATCGTTTCACGGCGCTGTAGCGCAGGAGAGCGCCGCTATCGTGAAGAGAAGCGCTTGCGTCAGCGTGAGAACCGTGCAGAGCGCAAGGCGGCTACTAGCGAGGCTGACAAGGCTGCTTATCTGGCCTACCTCAAAGAGCGCTTCTTCACACTTGGCAAGGAGCAAGCGCAATGACCACCACGTACGCATGGATACCGCCACTCTGCCGCCGTATCGCGCACGAGGCAGTGCAAGCAGCACAGAACAAGGAGAACACAATGAACCACTACGACTTCAACCAGCGCGTACACCTACGCCGCGATCCTTCACAGTTTGGCCTTATCGGTTGTGGCGGCAATGGCGACGTGTACGACGCTGAGACACGCTCACAACTGGTCTTCTGGGAGCACGAGGGTGCGGATATCGCAACAGGCGAGAAGATTGACGACCTCATGAGCGAGGAAGAGTACCACAAACACAATCTTGCTCGCTACTTTGAGCATATCGCTGAAAACCTGAACATTCTCGCAACAGAGTTTGAGATGGACCTGAGCACTATCCACACAATCGACTTCACGCCACATCTGGGTGACATCGGCTGGTGGTGGATGGATGTTGACGAGGATATGTATGTCCTGCTTGAGCGTGGGCGTACTGGAGCCTGTGAGGTGGTGATGGAAGGCCACTACAGTGATAACGCTGATATGTACGCACAACCAACGAACGTATAGAACGAGAGGCGTGCTGGCTCTGCTGGCACGCACAACATAGATTAGGATGTCGAGATGAAACCGTACATTAGGTATCCAGGCGCGAAATGGCTCCTTGCTGATTGGATAGCAAGCCAGTTGCCAGAGCACAAACAATATCTTGAGCCTTTTTGTGGCTCGGCCGCAATCTTTCTCAACAAGGAGCCAGCAGATCACGAAATCATCAACGACCTGAACGGCGATATTGTCAATCTGTTTCGTGTTCTGCGCTCCAATTCTCTCGAGCTGATAGAGCAAATCAATCTCACTCCCTGGTCACGCGAAGAATACAACAACTCCTATCAGCCGGCTGATAGCGAGATAGAGCGAGCGAGACGCTTTCTTGTTCGTTGCTGGCAGGCACACGGCACACGATTGAATGGCAAGACTGGCTGGAGGCACAGAGGACCATCTAGCGGAGGCGCTACGGCATCGCTCTGGCGTCAACTGCCTGACAGGCTAGCAGCAACCATAGCGGTGGTCGCAAACGCTGAAATCGAGTGTATGCCTGCTCTGGAGATCATCAAAGCCTACCCTGATTTCCTGCTCTATGTCGATCCGCCATATGAGCTATCCACGCGGCAAGGCAAAATGTACTCGTATGAACTGACCACCAAAGACCATGAGACGCTGTTAGCAGTGCTCTTGCAGCATCGCGGCCCGGTCGTGCTCTCTGGCTATGCTCATGAGCTATACGACTCCACACTAGCAGGTTGGCATCGCGTGACCATGCCTGCACTCGCTGAACATGGCAAGCAGGCACAAGAGGTACTTTGGCTCAATCCGCAAGCCTGCAAATCGCGCCAACTCTCATTTGATTTCGAGATTGCATAGTCTGCTTCGGCAGTGAAGATAGAGGATGTATATGGCAACGACTAGCCCCCAGGCCGCGAAGCCTGTTCACATAGATGGTACACTACGGTTGACAACACCTATAGAGCGTGTTAAAATAACGGTAGGCAACAAGGAGAAACATGGACTTGGAGCAAGTAAAACAGTTCATCACTGCACAAGGATGGACGCCACAAGAGCGACCAAGGAGGAAAGGCAAGCTTTATCTCTACGCAACCAAGCGAGACGCTCAGAATTGGCGTCAACGAAATTGGAAGTACATTGCACCTGTTTCCAGGCTGGAAGCAATGAACGAGCAGGAGATACTAGCAATCCTGAACAAGTAGGGGATAGCCCCAAAAATGACTTCGGCCCATCTACAGGCGGCAATCTGCTCGATGGACCGTGAGACAAGACGCAGGCAACGCGCAAACGTTGTCGAGAGTCTTTCTGTACCTTAATCGAGGGTACAGGTCTAGTGTACACAGTTCTAACAAGGTGTGTCAAGCACGTTGAAGATAGCGGCTTGACGGTTCGAGGTTGATGTCATGGCGCAAGTAGCACGTCCACAGGAGCCTAAAAAGGAAGCTAGGCCAGGTCTAACAGATAATTACACGCCAGCCGCCAATGTGCTTATCCAGGGATTTTCAGAGCTAAGCATCTCTGAGCGGTATGTGGCTATCGGGCTGGTATCACTCTACTGGGATGAAAAAGTGTATCCGGTTTCGCTCAGAGAGCTTGCCGCTAAAATCCAGATTAACCATACCACGCTTCGCAGCAGAGCAGGCAAACGACCAGCAGAGGGTATTCTAGACAAGCTCTGGAGATTGGGTATCATCGGGCTGCTGGAAGGAAAGCCGACTGCTGAGACAGGCAACAAAGGCCGTGTGCAAACCTATCTCTGTGTCAATCACAGGTTTATTGCAGAGCGCAATTCTGATTGCACACAAGGCAAAAAAGCCAAGACACCACGCTACACTGTTGGTACTACCAACAGTTCTACAGATGAAACTACTGTTGGTAGTGACAACAATACTGTTGGCGATACCAACGACACTGTTGGAAGTACCAACCATACTGTTGTACATGTGAGCGTAAATGTACCCCCTAAGAATAATAAGAATAGTAAGAACTTAGAAGAATCTTTTCCCACGCCCGAAGAAGTTTCCTGTAGCCAAACGCTTTCGCAACCAACGCCAGAAAAAAATGATGATGCTCTGCTCCAACAAATCGCAGAGTTGAGACGCCAACTTGCAGAAGCGAAAGCCGATAGTTCTAGGCTACAAGAAAAGCACAACAATCAATCTACTTCTGAGCAACCAACCTTTCAGGAAAAGAAGATTGACTTCCTATCAGACCTGAACAATAACAATGTGCCTGCCGCGCCGCTCACCTCCAAGCAGATTGCCGCTCAGAGGAAGCAACGCATGGCTGACATCATGGCGCTGGCTGATAAAGAGGTTGGTACGCCGTTGCCGCGCTCACCAAAGACCTTTGTGCAGGAGGCGCTTGATGATCTGGTGAATGGTGATCGTACCGATGAGCAAATTATCTTTTCCATCAAGGACATCAAGGCTCGTGGGCGTGATTTGACCTTTACTGAGATCGCAAAGAACATGGCGAGCGCAGTTACTAAACTCAAAAATGGCGAGCAACCAGGCAAGATTATTGCCTTTGATCCTCGCAAGCAAGAGCCACAGGCAAAGGTTGCCACTACTCCAGGGAGAAAAGCACTCGATGAAATAACGGCAAGGCAAGAGCTTATCCGCTCTCAGCCACTAGTTGAACACACAAGGAGGTTTGCGCGATGAAAACTACTGACAGACCTGTACGCGCCGTAGAACTTGAACTGCCTTACAACGCACGCGCTGAAGAAATCGTGCTTGGTACGCTTCTTGGCAATCCCTACAAAATAGAAGTGGTTGTAGAGGTTCTGAAGCCAACAGATTTTTATATCGTGCGCCACAAAATACTTTACGAGATCATGCTGAATTACTATCATCGGCATGGAGAAGGAGCCGATTTTGTTGTGCTCGCTAATCTTTTGGAGAAGAGCGAGGACTTGGAGGCAAGCGATCTTGTGCGCCTCATGGGTTTGGCCGATGAACTGTGGTCAGTCGATTTGATGCAAGATACCAGCATGATTTTGGGTACAAGTGTGCAGCGTCAAATCCTCTTTGCTTCTCAGCAATTAGCAACTATTGGCTTTACCATTTCTGAGCCTGATAAGTCGCGTAACGCGGTTGAGAGCCTGTTGTACAACCTGACGATGGAGCACGCACCACAATCTGATTTTGAGCACCTAGGGGATATTATTGGGCGTTGTATGACCAATGCAGAGAAGGCATACGACCAGCGCGGCACTATCCAGGGGATACCAAGCGGTTTCCACGACCTTGACAAAATGACCAACGGATTTCAGCGAGGCGATTTGATTTTGTTGGCTGGCAGGCCTTCAATGGGCAAGACTGCGCTTGGCATGGGTATGGGCTACAACGCAGCAAAAAAAAATTTTAACGTTGCGGTGTTTAGCCTGGAGATGGGCAAAGAGCAGTTAGGCACTCGCTTACTTTCGTTACAGAGCCGTATTCCGTCAAATCTTATTCGTGGCGGTTGGCTGACACATGAAGATTTTGACAAATTGGTGGAGGCGAGCGACACGCTAAATGACTTGCCTATTCACATCGATGATACCTCTGGTTCTCCTATCAGCTCTATGCGTAGTAAACTGCGCCGTCTCAAGGCAAAAACAAAGCACGCGCCTGATCTGGTGATCGTGGACTATCTCGGATTGATGCAACCTGAGAATGATACGCCAGCGAAACAAGCCAATCGCGTGCAAGAGGTTGGCGAGATATCGCGTGGGCTCAAAGGCATTGCGAAAGAGTTCAACGTGCCAGTGTTGGCGCTGGCTCAACTCTCACGCGCCGTCGAGTCACGTCAAAGCAAGGTGCCGCAATTATCCGACTTGAGAGACAGCGGCAATTTGGAGCAAGACGCTGATGTGGTGATGTTTGTCTATCGAGACGATTACTACGCAGGCTATGACCAGGATGGCAAGAGTAAGAGCAACCGGGAAGGAACAGCAGACATTATTGTAGCCAAGCACCGCAACGGACCTGTTGGCGAGGTCGCATTGAAGTTTACAGGCAATTTAACGCGTTTTGATAACTTGAACGAAGAGACAGAAGAATAAGGAGAAACATCATGGACGAACTGTATCAGGCAAGAGCCAGAAGCCGCAAAGACCAGGAAGTATTGAAAAATCCGAGACTGAAAGAGATTATCGATCTTGAGCCACGCGCTGGTGATCTGCTTTTTCTCGCAGCGTGCCAGCGCTGTCAATCAGAGCGTTGGGTGCTCTATGAGGTGTTGAAATTCGTAGCAGGCTGCTTGACCTGGCAATCCAAAAATCCAGCCATGCAAAAATTCCCCTACCTTGACGCACTGGTAGAAACGATTGATATCCTGCTTCCAAGCGCAGTGGTTGAGGAAGAAGATTATGAGGCGGATAACAAGCTGCGACCGACCGCGTACAAAAATCTGCGCAAAGACGTAGAAACCACCTTCCCAGATATCAAACTGCCTCCTTGGAGAGATGAGAAGTTGGAAGAGGCAGAGTTAAGCCGTTTGGTTGATGATTGGTTTGATGAGTAGAGCAATCATGGCGCGCACTGCTGGCAAGCAACGAGCGCGAGCTGATAGCGCGGCTCAGTGCGAGGCGTGCGCGATGGAGCGAGTACGAGAGCAAGGAGAATGAGCGATGAATGAGAAAGATTATACTGCGCTAGCATGGCAAGAGGTACGCAAATTGCAGAGGTGTGATAACCTCAAGCGTTATTTGTTGGCAAAGTTGGCGGGATTGTTTGCACGAATTATGCGCGTGTTGTTATGGATGAGCGAATAGGAGAATGAGATGAGCAATGAAGAAGATCAGGTAAAGCCACAGCAGGAAGAGCCATTTGCGCTTTTTGTGAAGGCGATGAATAGCGCAATGGAACAGGTTTCATTATGGATGCAACAAGCAGCAACGGTAATTATGCCGGCACTCAAACAACTGAGCGACGCGCTTACAGAAAAATATCAGGAGGCAGGTTCACCGTATGGCGAGACACAAGAAGGCTTGCTGCAATGGATGAAAGACATGGGAGAGATCAACCACAAGAAGCAAGAGATAGAGCGTATCTTGCAGCATCATGAAATGCTTATCGATGCACGAGCGTTTGGTGAGAGGTTGCGTGCAAAATACAAGGCACAGGAGGAAGAGAATGAGCAATGATCCGAAAAGCGAACAGTTTGCAGGCTTTGCAAAGGCATTGTACAGGAAATTAGCAGAGAACGTTGTGCAATCCGACAAAGGACTATCTGACATGGAGGCTTTTATCACAGAGCAACATCAAATCATTGCACGTGCAGCATACGACCTCGCACAGCACATGATAGGCCATACACTTGAGTACCTGCATGAATGTGGTATCTCAACATCTGGCGGCATGGGCAAGCGAATACTGCCGTCTATACCAGATATGCCAGAGTTGCCAGAGGAGAAGAGCGAATGAGCGAGCAACCGAAGCACGACGGCAAACTAGGCAAGCATGAGGTAGAACTTTGGCAAGAGTTTGTAGTGATCGAGGAGGCTGATGGATGGTTGCACGATGAGTCAGAATACGTACAACTCACAGCAGAGCAGGCACTTTCATTGCTGGCATGGTTGGAGGAGAATAAGCCTGTGATAGAGAAATTGGCAGAGGAGAACAAGCCGTCAACCGATTGACGGTATCTGAGAGCCAAATCTGTAAGCGAACAAGCAACCGGATTGATTGTCACGATAAACCGCGTGGCGTGGCTCTCAAGTGGCAAGAATGGCACCACAATGGGAAGGATGAAACATGAAAATATTATCGATTAGGCAACCTTGGGCAGAGCTTATAGTGAGAGGGATCAAAGACATAGAAAATCGAGATTGGTTAACACGCTTTCGTGGTCCATTGCTGATCCATGCTGGCAAGAAGTTTGAGGATGAGTCTGTATATCGGATACTGGACATGCTAGACGCTACAGAGCGTCAACGCTTCCCGATGAAAAAATCTGCTTTCGAGTGTGGCGGCATTGTTGGCATTGTAAGGATGGTTGACTGCGTGACGACCAGTGAGAGCAAGTGGTTTGTTGGTGATTATGGCTGGCGCTTTGAGCGAGCGCAACCTTTGCCGTTCATGCCTCTGCGCGGTTCTCTTGGCTTGTTTGATGCTCCACCTGAGATCGTAGCGCAAGTACGCGATGCCTTCAGTAAATCCTTGCCAGCAATGCGATAATTGAACCATCTAAACTTGTCTCTTGAGTGACCAGGAGGAACCATGAACATCTTTACCCGAAAACCGAAAAAACCTATCATCACACAACCTGAACCAGACGAGCCATTCACAAGCGTGGAGCCTGCCAGGCAAGTGCCAGTTGAATTGCTGCAAAAATGCGCTTCGTGTGGAACCGTTGGCGCTACCCTTTCGCTCAAGGTATCCTATTTTGGCTATCTTGAATTGAACGTTTTAATTTGTGATACCTGCGAGGTTGTACTGAAACTGAAGAAAGATCAACACAACGTAGACATGCACCGCAAGCCGATTGCCGCAAAAGAGACAGTTGAGGTTACTGCGTTGGCACGACCGCGCAAGAAGAGGCTCGTGACGATGCGTACGCCAAGCAGGCCACTGGAGGATAGAGCGGTGAATTTGGCGCTGGAGGCTTGATGCTATAATGGGCATCGGAAAGGAGGTACTATGGCAGGCTCATACCACCATATTGTCGAAGAGAACGGCGCGTTTTCTGGACAGCAGCATCGTTTAGAAAATGGGGGCGATGTCTACGAGGCTCTAGAAGAGTTGTATGGAATGATTTGGTTTCTCGCAAACGGTGATAGCGAAAAGGTGAGGATAGCTCAGATCAATTATAAAAAAGGGTTGGAACTTGCGCCAAAGCGAGAAGAGGCATAGAAAAAGCGATGGTAGAATTGCCTACCATCGCTTCACTGTTGTTGTGGCTAGTCTAAACGGGACAATTCTCCTTGATAGCGAGCAATCCAAAGTGGATTTCCGTCATTGGCGAGCGCGTCTTGCAGGTCGTTGTAAATACGCTCGCCTATCTCGTTGACTTGCTGGAGATAATCGGGATCATCTTGGTGCTCATCCATCCAGTCACAGATGACCTTTTGACCTCCTGCATAATAGCGCTCAATATCGTTCATGCGTTTTCTCCTTTGTAACTATTCTAGCGTCGGATCGCTCTCAAGAAACATCGATACTCGTTTTGCTTCGGCAATCATCGCATCCAGCGCCGTTGGTCTGTGCTCAGGCAGAACGTTGACGCTCACATAGTTGGCGAGATGGAAGAGCAGGTTGCGCAGCCGCTCGTTCTCGTTGCGCAATGCATCCAGATCGCTCAATGGTTGGTAGGGTTGTGTGTGCATGGTTACTCCCCTTTGTGTTTCTCAATAATCTTATCGAGTGACTTTTGTGCTCGCTCAAGGATGTCTGAAGAGGATACCTTGAGGCGTTGCCAGTGGCGCGGCTCGTAGATATTGCGCTCACGATCCTCATATACCAGCGTCCATTGTTTTTGTGAGATAGCGAGATATGCGCCTGTTTCGCTACACTCTGCAAAGTGCTTGCCAGTTGGTGTGCGTGTCAGCATTGTTACCATTCCTCCTGCTGTCTCTTTGGCGTTGGCATCGTGTAGAGGCGCTGTGCTACGAGGTCTGCGGCGCTTACTCTTGGTGTTCTGCTAGTTTCACGCCAGTATTGCCCATCGTACTCAACAGAAACATGGTCATTTCGCTTAACGGCATGGATGCCTTCGCAGTAATCAATCACATAGCCGGTTTTGCCATCATTGGTATAAACTTCCATGCAATGAAAAGCGCCTGACCCTGCAAATAATACATATTGATTGTTCAACATCGCTTCTTCTCCTTTGGCTGGCCAGGATCGCTCACTAGCCAGCCGTGATCTATCTTATGCCAAACATCCGAAACAGTACGTGTTCGCCACTTTGACGCGATTGCTACAAGCGACGCAGGTGTGGATGATTGGGCCATCCTGTAAGTGCTGTTTGAGGTCGCTGGAGCGCTCCTGCTCGTTCTGTTGTGCAAGTTTGCAGTGCTTGCAGGTCTTTTCGCCTTTGCTGTAGTAGTAGCTCGCACAAGCACTGCCGTTATCGGAGACGCAGCCACATGGAGCGCCGTTCTCCAATGTAGCGATGTATGTGATCTCGCCTGAGAGGATGCCATAGGTGATTGTGTTCTGCTCTTGCTCGCGGTGTACGATGCTGAGTGGTTTTGCTGTCTGGGTCATTTCGATTTCTCCTTCTGGTCACTGGCAAAAGGTTTACATTCATTGGTCTAAGTATACCTTGCTATCGCTACCTTGTCAAGTATTATGACTACCAATTTATCTCACTATTAGGGTATTGACAAAAATTGGTATTTTCGGTATGCTTGTTCCATGTCTAGTGAAGAAGGAGAGCATGAACATGGCAAAATACTACAAACCTGAAGAGATGTACACGGCGCTGGTTAATCTTGGCATCCAGGAAAAACACGGCACGATCAACACCCAGGAAGCTGCAAAGGTTCTCACTTGGAGAGCAAAAGCAGAATATGATGTTGACAATGAGTACAACGTCAACGCTGTGAGGAAGCGCGTTGCTACAGGTGCGCTCGTTCCCGTTGGAGGCGTCAGGCAGAACAGCCGCTACAACACTTATAAGATAGAGGATGTCTTCACGCTGCCTATCTTCCCAACGCGAGGCATCCAGCCGAAGAGAGAAAAAACAGCCTCTTAACGAGTTTTCATGGATTGCTAAAACTCATGGCAAAAGGTATTGACAAGGTAGCGACATGATGTTATGATTAAACCATCGAAAGAAGTTGAATACAGCAAGGAGAAAAGCAATGACCATGTACGTAGGAACCGGCAAAAATACCAAAGAGATTAGCCTGAATGAAACAGAAATCAAATTGTGGGATGTGATCGTGAACGGCGAAAAGACCATTTATCGCGGCACTGAGCAGGCGGTTACTGACCACGTTTGGAGCAAGTTCTACTACGAGGATTGGCAGATTGCACCGCGCAAGTGCCTTGCCAGGTCTTCAGAGATTGTCGATCTTGCATAAACCCAACATCCTGAGCACGATGTAAAACTGCTCGCACAAGGAGAGTGACATGAGCAAACTTACTGAGCAGTTATCACAGGCGCAAGTCTCCTATAGCGAGGCAAACACGCTCTATGAACACGCAATTGACTTGCAGCATCGCTTGGAGTATGTCAAAAACGCTATGCCGCTTGACAGTGATTTATTCCAGCAGTCCACACAAGTGTGTGATGTGGCTGTAGACGCCGTGAATGCTGCGTGGAAGGCAAAGGAAGCCGTCTCAAAGCTTATAGCGAGATTGGAGCGCGAGTAACGCAAAAGCCGCCTCCTTGCTCAGTGCCAGGACTAGCGGCAATGCGGATTACAACGAGTGTAGTATAGCATAGGAGAAGGATATGAGCGAAATCGCATGGAGAATTGTAGCGCTATTCTTTGAAGGTCATGGTTTCCAGGGAGGAATGCGCTATATTGCTGGTTGGACATTGGGCGAAATGCTTGGGCAAGATGCTGCTACGATACAGGCGGCACATGTGAGGCATCACCCAGAAAATAAGTATGAGCAAGCCATGAAAGAACTGGTAAGCCTTGGACTGATTGAGGAGTTGCCTGATCTGGGAGAGCGTTGGCGTCTGGTCGTAAAATAACCCAATAAAAGAACAAGCAGCCTGACTCTATCGAGAGCGGCTGCTTTGTCGTATCTGCCGGTTTGTCTTGCCTTTTTGTCGCTGTGGTGGAAGTGTCCGTAGCTTTTAATAGAACAAAGGAATGCAATGCTTGCAGATGGGCTAAGCATATTACACGTGTCAAGTTGTGCTTGCAACACTGCCATAGAATGAAGGCGATATTGATCAATGCTGGTTACTCCCTCTTAAGGATCGCCAACGTTAAGCGCGACGGTGGAGCACTGCGCTATGCCAACGAAAAGAGCGAGACGCTTACCTTCGCCTCGCTCTGGGAACCGTATTCAGTTGTGGATAGTGCATCCCGTAGTAGCCAGCGATAGAATAGCACAGCACAAGATAGAGTGATATATGCTGGTACTATTGGCACGTTGGACAGTAAAAGTTCTCTTGTGGATCGTCAGTCTCAAACCATTCATTCATCCCAATTTCTCGCTGCTTGTCTACTTTTCTTGGAATGTTTACATTATCAACGAGCGCAATCAACTGCGTTTTTCCAGGCTGCTTGAGCAGGCCACAATGTACACACACTGGCTGCGAGCATCCATTGCAGCAGAAGATCACCTTAAATTCGTTGTGGCAGTTGGAGCACTGCATGGTTTTGTTGTCTTTGCCTGGGTTGAACATGAGTATGCTCATTGTATTCTCCTTACTCAATACCGAACAGCGCAGCCAGTTGCTCACCGTGTCGGTTCTCTGCTCGTTTCAGGCTCGCCAGATAACGGCCTGTGGTAGCGAGTGACTTATGCCCCAATCTCGCCTGTATCTCGCTCACAGGAGCGCCGATTGCCTCCATGCTATGCGCAAATGTATGGCGCGTGGCGTGGACCTTGGATGTTCCCAGATGCTTTTTGCAGATCGCGTTAATAGAGAGATAGCCCAACTGTTTGCCGTTGCTTCCATCATGAGCCAGTGACACCCATATAGGCGTCTCGCTTGCCAGCTTCTCAAGATCGCTCCCATAGTACGCATGGAGCCAGCGAAGCAGAGCATCAGTTACATTAGCAGGCAGTTCGTCTATCATCGTCTCATTGCCTTTGGTATGCTCAAACGTGAGTGTAGCACGACCTTTGTTCATCTGGACATCCCCCCAGGTGAGATCAGCAACCTCCTGTGCTCGCCTGCCAGTTTGGAGCAAGATACAGAGCAAGGCATAGTCTCTCTTGCCGTTCAATGTCTCCTGATCGATCCTGGCCAGCGCTTCAGCTACAACGTCACCTGCGAGCGGTTGTGCTCCTGCGTACTCCTGCACTTTGGCTCGCTCTAGCGTCTCGATTGGATTATGCTCTAAGTAGAGCGGGCTTCCTTTGCCTTGTTTGTGTGCATATGTATAGAACGAACTAAGAACGGCTAGTCGCTGGTTAAACGTCGCTGCTGCTACCTGCTTGCCTCGTGTACTGCGTCCTGCAAACGCTTGGGCCATGAATGCCACCAAAGCAGGATCGCTACCCAAGTCTAGCCCCTGAATGGAGAGCCAGCCGCGAAACTGATTGATCGTCTCAGTGTAAATCTTGCGCGTCTTCTCGCTCGTGCTTTTGTGAAACTTGGCATCAATCCAGGCATACACAGCAAGGTCTATGTTCGTGCTGGTGACGATGGTTGAGAGTGAGGTTTCATTTTCCATTATTGGCGTCACCTCTTAATGTGGATATACGCCCTTCGAGATTGCTAGCGATATGGTTGAGTAACCATTGTGTGTATTTGAGCGGTAACTTGCGCGGATTCTTGTAATTCCAATCTGCTTGGACAATATTTGGTACAAGTCCGTTAATGTTGCTAAGAGCCTGTGCGGCGTCTCGCAAGCGTTGACTAGCATTCTCAAAAAGTTCTATTTCCTGCTCGCTCATGGTCGTTTGCCCTTCCAATTCTATCGGCATAATTACTCCATATGTTCTAACAGGTCTTTACACGCCCACGTAGAGAGGCGAATGGTTTGCAGTCGTTCTAGCGTTACCACATCCCTCATGGAAACCATTTTTTCCTCAACAATGGCAAGTCCTATCGGCTGTTGACCATTTATCATGGCGTGTATTTGAGCCACAGACTCGTTAATAACATCGATGTGTTGGAGTACCATTTGTATCTGTTCTTTGGTTGGCATATTTTCTTGCTTCCTTTTTTATTCTTGACGTTGGCGAAGTGCATAAGGATAGTCTAACTCCATTGCATTGCCCCTTTGAAGGTTACGAGGTAGGCGGTATAGTGCGCGATGCCTGATTTGTCTCGCATATCTCTAGCCTCCTGTAACTTCTTTTCATACCGAGCAATTTGTACAAGAATTGCTTGATGCAATTCTTCTGTAGCGACTTTCTCTCTTAACACCTCGATTTTCCCAATGTCTTGCTGAGCATATGTCTTGCCCATCAATTTGTCATGATAGTAAATATCATGTGGCGGTAGTTGCATTATTTTCTCCTTTATTCCTTTGGTCGTGGCTTGCTCTCGATACGATAGGCGCAGCCGCGATTTTTGCGCTGGTAGAATAGCTTCATTTCCTCTGCCTGTTCTTTGCTGGTGTATGGCCCGTGTGGTCCTGCACGATACCAAGACTCATCATCAGAGACAACATACCAGTACAAGTTATCTGATTGCTTTGTTTCGTTGTTCATGTGTTTTTCCTTCTTCCTTAAACTAACACCAATTAGTTATACCTGATTGTAGCACAAAACACCGTAGAATTGCAATGAGTTTCGCCATGTGTCACTTGCTTAGCATGTTAGGATGTGGCTATGAACATTCTCGATTACATCCGTGAAAAAATGCGCATATGGCGATTGCACCGTGATCCACGATGGGCCGAATTTATCGAGTGGACACGAGCCTATGAGCCTCCAGGTGTATATATTAGCTTCTCATACTGGACTGATGTGCTTGATTGTGGTGAAAATGATATGGCGAAAGATTGGATACGACGCAGGAGCACGCACAAGAATTGACAGCGCTGTTATGCTGAGATTAGCCGCAAACCGGTTTCAGTGACACAGAAAAGCGCGGCCATGCACTCGAAACGTAGCAGTCGCGCTTTTTTGTTGCCATGCGTGCTATAGTGGCTATGGATATCCGCCTTCGCTGGTGTGGCATGAAAAGCCAGCCTGCATGAAAGTGTCAGGAGTGCGCTCTTTGGGGCGATGAGATCGATGCTTTCATGCTTTTTGTTGCTCCACTACAATGAGGTATGAGGAAGATTGAGAAAGAGCGAGCAATTCAGCAAAAGCTCTATGAGTTACAACTCCAACTTCGAGAAGCAGGCGAAAAGGCAGAGAATTATGATCTGTTGTGGATCAATATTGATACGATCCTCATGCAAGCGCTTAAACTTCTTGCCGAGTCATATTCTCCAGACACGCGCTTTTATGTGAATTTACTTATCTCAGAATGCACAAACACGCGGATCGATTACAGTATGCACCATCCACCTCGATAGGAATGTTTTCTCGCTCAGTAAGTCCTGTTTTCACTCACTATAGCTACATTCGCTGTACACAAGTACAATGTGAGTATGATTATCATTCTCGCTATCCTCTGGCTTATCCTGCCACACTGCCAGGCTCTTCGCTCACCACACATAGCACATCTGCATCCACCAACCAGCACACCGCGTATCCGTTGCGTCATGACAGTTGCTCGCAAACAAGCAAACGACGTGAGCAGTAGAGGTCTAGTGCAGCATGGTAAAATGATAGAGACATTTGGAGGTAGTTATGCAACGTTGGTTAGATAGCGCGAAACAAGCTGCTGAAGCGCAATTGCAAGAAAAGCTAGCACAGTACGATACGCTTATCTCTGGGAGACTTCGCGACTCTTTGGGCGTCGATCCTGATACAAACGCTCTCATCATGCATCGCAATAGGTTAGAACAGGCTTGGTATCAAGATGATAGCGATCCCTTCGGCCTTCTCGATCTAGCAAGGCGGCAATATCAACAATATGAGCAATCATGTGAAATGTTGGTAGAGTATGAGCAGTGCTGAGAGGCAAGAATGAAGATCATAGAACAGACTAAGTTTCGTGTGTGGTGCGCATTGCGGTTTTTACCTTCGCGTCGCTATGTCCACGAATTTGTAAAAACAGAGCAGGCGATACTACAAATAGCGGCAGTTATTAGTTGTCCTGCCTCTGGGTATTCCTATGAGCGGTTACAGAAGTCTTGTAGGAAAGTAGCATTGCTCTATCCAACGACACCAACATACAGAACATTGGAAAAGCTCTGTGCTGATATAGCAACCAGCGAACCGACACCACTAGCACATGCATTTTATGGCGAGTACTGCAAAAAGCAATAATCCCCCATGACCTCGCACAGATTATGACACACTACAGAACGTCACGACATCCCACGGGACAGTTGTACAGACAACCGTATTATGCTATACTTGTGTTAGGGAAGGGGTAGTTGTTTCGTTCATGTTTTCTCCTTGCACAACTGGCAGTCTCGCATGGTTGCCAGGAGGCTCACAATAAAGGACTTATGATGCAGCAATATAGAAGGCCACGAATGCACATGCTCTATCCTCATGCTCCTCATCCTCACAAACCAAATAATGCAAACGACCTCCACAAGCAAGAGCAGCAAGGCATCAATGCGAGAATAGCCGTGATCTTGACTACGCTCGTTGGCTCCATGCCAACTGCGTACCTCTTCGTGATCCTCGCCATTGTTGGCCTGCTTGGCATCACTGGCGTACTCTCTCCGGTCGTGGCGCTTCTCGTGGCGTGGCTCTCCCAAACGCTCATACAGTTGGTCTTGTTGCCGGTAATCATGGTTGGTCAGAACGTGCTCAATCGCAAAGCTGAAATCCAGGCTGATGAGGATTTCAAGATTAATCAGAAGAGCTTTCACGATATTGAACAGGTTATGCAGCATCTCCAAGCGCAAGATGCTGAGTTGGGCAAACATACTGAGGCACTAGAAAAGCTCATGAAGATGATTGCACGTGCGACGAATAGCGAGGTCGCTTGATGGAGCATAAGGTTTTGCCCATTGCCTTGCTTGATGGTCATAAGCGTAACTATCGCTCACATCCTCCTGCACAAATAGCCAAGCTCAAAGCATCTCTTGATCGCTTCAAGCAAGTGCGCTCTATTGTCGTGGCTCCTGAGAGCAATGGGCGCTATACAATCCTTGCTGGTCATGGCGTGGTAGAGGCTGCACGTGAATGTGATGTTGCTGAAATCAATTGTGATATAGTGCCTGCCTCCTGGGATAAGGCCACACGCGAGGCGTATCTTGTGGCTGACAACCTCCACTCACAAGATGCAGAAGACGATGAGACGATGCTTGCCGCTATCCTGCAAGAGCAACAAGATGCTGGCTTTGATCTGGCGAGTTTGGGTACTGATGATGAGGCACTGCGGCAGTTGCTAGAGGGATTGGGTGATGAGTATTTAGGTGGAGGCGAGCGTGAAGCAGGTGGAGACGAATTTGATACAACGCCAGAGGATGGGCCAACACGCACACATGTTGGTGAGATGTGGCAACTAGGCGAACATCGCATTATGTGCGCTGATAGTTCAGTTAGAGAAAATATTGATAGACTGCTCAATGGTGCTCAAGTTGATATTTTGCATGGCGATCCTCCCTATGGGATCAACTTATTGTCCAAGCGCGGTGCTTTGGGTAAGAGCAAAGACTATAATCCTGTGATTGGTGACGATAAGCCGTTTGATCCATCTTTTTACTTGAGATTGGCTCCTATTTCTGTTATGTGGGGAGCTAATCATTATGCCGATAAATTGCCTTTATCACCTTTTTGGCTCGTATGGGATAAGCAAGGCGGCGCTAAAGATACCACTTTTGCGACATGTGAACTGGCTTGGTGTAGTGATAGCCAACCTGCAAGGGTACTTACTCATGTATGGGATGGCTTTAGACGCGACTCAGAGCGTGGCGAAGAACGTAGTCATCCTAATCAAAAGCCTGTCGCTGTTATTCAGTGGGTGCTAGATTGGTTAGTAGGTGATGTTGTGCTAGAGCCGTTTTTAGGTAGTGGCTCAACATTGATAGCCTGTCATCGCATGGGCAAAAAGTGCTTTGGTCTAGAGCTTGATCCGCGCTATTGTGATGTTGTTTTGCGCCGCTACGAAGCAGAAACAGGCCAAACCGCCACACTCCTAGAACGTGTTGAGGAGGCTGCGCATGTCTAAAAACGTGTCCTCTCAAAGGGTATCAAATGCGCCAACTCGTGATGTCAACGCCGTTGCTCGTGTTGAGCTTGCCATAAAGTTACGTGCCACGAAAATGCCTTATGAGGCTATTGCAAAACAATGCGGCTATGGTTCTGCCTCTGCGTGTCGTAAGGCAGTGATGCGCGAACTAGACCGATGTGTGGTCAAGAATGTTGAGGCACTGCGCACTGAGGAAGCAGATTCGCTTGAGCGACTTGAGCAAGAGTGCTGGAAGATTTTCTATGATAAAGAGCGGCAAAAAGGCCAGTTGTTTGCCGTTGATCGTATCTTGCAGATTAAAGAGCGACGCGCAAGAATGCTAGGCTTGGATACTCCTGTCGATGCAGCAATGGCAATGAACCAAATCATCATTCGTGAGGTGCCTCAAGGCTGGATCGCACAGCCAGTAGTGGAGGCGTCAAAATGAGTGTAGCCACTACTGACAAGGTAGAAGTTCGCTTGCCTGCTCCTGAGTTGCGCGGCGCTGTGTGGCAGCTCGGTTCTTGCCATGATACTGAGATCGGGATCGATGGACCGGCTGGTACTGGCAAGACATATGGAATTTTGTATTATATTCATACAATCCTCCTCATGTTTCCAGGCGCAAAGTTTCTTGTTGCTCGCAAATACAATACGGACCTCGCAGGATCAGCAATGGCGACGTACCGCGATTGGGTGTTAGATGATCGTGAAGGCATTCACTACTTCGGCGGCAATAAAGTGAAGCCAGCAGCGTATGAGTACCCTAACGGCTCGCTCCTTGTGGTGAATGGACTTGATAAGCCGGGTAAAGTCAAGTCGATGGAGTTTGACGGCATCTATATCAATGAGGCAACAGAATGCAGCCTTGATGATATTGAGTTTTGTCGTATGCGTCTTGGGCGTCGTGGCAAAATACCCTGGCAGCAGCTCATTATGGACTTCAACCCTGATAGCCCTACACACTTCCTCAACCAGCGCATGAACGATGGCACGACCACGCGCCTCCTGTCTCGCCATGAAGATAACCCAAAATTCTTTGATCTTGCTACGAACGATTGGACCGAAGAAGGACGCCGCTATATTTTTGAAGTGCTAGGCGGTCTGACTGGTGTACGCCTCGCTCGCTATCGCTATGGTATTTGGGCCGCGAGCGAGGGAAGTGTCTATCAAGATAGTTGGGACCGCGCTAGAAATGTGGTTGCCGCCTATCCCATTCCTCCAGAGTGGCCGCGCTACATGGCAGTTGACTTTGGGTACAATCATCCCTTTGTGTGCTTGTGGGCTGCTCAAGACCCAGACGGTAGGCTTGTTATTTATCGCCAATTGTATATGACTGGCAGGCTCGTAGAGGATCACGCAAAGACAATTAAGCACTGGTCACGTTGGGGACAAGCGAATGGTGATCCATTGCCTCGTGCAATTATTTGTGACCATCAGGCAGAGGATAGAGCCACATTGGAGCGTCACTTAGGGCTGACTACCATACGAGCGCATAAGAATGTATCTGCTGGTATTCAATTGGTGGCGTCTCGCTTTAAACCATCAGGAGACGGCAAGCCACGCATAACCATTTTTCAAGATGGATTAGTTGAGCGCGATAGAGAACTTGCCGCGAAGAAACATCCCACGTGCTTAGAGGACGAGCCAGAGAGTTACATTTGGAGCAAGAATGCGGGTGCAGAAGATGAGCCAGTGAAGGAATTTGACCACGCTCTAGACGCGCTTCGGTATCTTGTCGCGCACTTTGACCTCGTGCCAACTGACATCAAGTATAGTGATCGGATATATTAGCCATGACACAAACAATGCTTCCAGCCACAACACGCGCTGCTACTATCAACATGCTGCAGCCTGCCTACACCATCACAGACGCCGATAAAGCACGCCAGAAGTGTATAGCAGCCGCGTGGAAGGCGGGAAAGCAATGATAAAAGAACATAGCCTCCTTAGTTTGGGACTGAAATATGAATGCATGGAGCATTACTGCAAAGGAGCGCCGCATTGTGTTGATTGTGGGTGTCATGATCTGCGTGATTTGGTGTTAGATCATCTTGATGGTGGTGGAAATGAAGATAGGCGAATGCATTGCTTGGGAAAGGGAGGCGTCCAATATTATACATATCTTCGCAGGATGGGTTATCCCGATGATATTCGCCTTGAGGTGCGATGTGGAGACTGTCATAGAAAAAGACATAGACTTGAGCGAAAGGTTACTCACTCACGCATCACTATTTCGATAGAATTTGACCATTCAAACCCTATTCCTAATGCACAGCCACAGCCGTTATGGGAGTTATAAATGGGCGCTAAAGTTGCTTTACAAGCGGCTTCGTGGTATAATGAAGTCCTAAATAACGTGATGTCAGGCGGTGCTGCAAACACCCCTGACCGGACACATCTGTTAAGGAGATGTATCATGGATACCTTATCACCTCTTGCCCAAGATGGCAACACTCCTCAAAAGTATTGTTCCACATGTGAACGCTTTTATCCTGCTACGACTGAATACTTTTATAGCCGCCATAAAGGTGGGCTTAGATCTTCGTGTCGTTCGTGTTATAACGCACGAGGAGCAGTTTATAAAGATGATCATCGTGTACAAAGGAGCGAAAGCGCTAAGCGCTATCATTTAGCGCGCAAGGAAGAGATAAATGCTGCTCGCAAATTGTATTACCAAGATCACAAAGACGAGTACCGAGAACGACATGCACAGTATTATCAAGCAAACTGCAATGAGATATTGGCAAACAACAAGCGATACAGTCAGACACAGGCGGGGCGCGCTTCTAGCGTAGCCAGATCTCACAAGCGCCGTGCTCGCGAGCGTGATATCCCTGGATCGTTTACTCCTCAAGAGTTTGCTGAGCAGGTTAAGCGACAGAAAAATAAATGCTATTGGTGCCATAAAAGACTTACTGAAGTTCAAGCCGATCACGTCATACCTGTATCACGACCAGGGGCAACCAATTACATAAGCAACATTGTGGCTGCATGTCCTACTTGTAATAAAAGCAGAAGCAATAAATTGCCGCATGAATGGATTGAAGGAGGTCGATTGCTATGATTATGGCAGCACGCCCAAACGTACAAGCACAGATAAATCTTCCTCAACAACCTCAGTATGAAATTACCGAGGAAGATAAAAAGCGAGTAAAAAAAATAAATATGGCTTGGAGGGCATATAATGGAGATTTAGACGAACCGCTCCAGAAAATGCCTGGAGCGCCCAATGACAATGTCATGACTAATCGCCTGCAAGCGGTTGTAGATCGTGGCATCGACTTTCTTTTCGGCAAAGAGCTAGAGATTAGCATTGATGATAATGCGCCTGAAGAAGCACAAGCGTTCTTAGACAAGACCTGGGGGCGCAAAGAGACGCGCATACCACTCCTCCAGAAGCTTGCCATGAATGGTGCGATTGCAGGCGAGGCGTTCTTGCGTATCATGCCAGAGCCAAACGGCACGTATCGCTTGATTGTCGTTGATCCTAGCACTGTATTCACCCAGAGCGCTGCACAGGACTGTGAGACGGTCTTGCTGTACTGCATCGAGTATTGTACCGATCAAACGATTAATGGCCATGCTGAGCACGTCTATTATCGTGAAGAGATCAGCAGAAACGATCCTGACAACGATGGAGACGACGGCAATCCTTTTGCTGATGTTGACGCCACATGGACCGTTCAGCATTGGTCACGTGTTGGTGATCGCGGTGCGTGGACACCAGCAGGCGAGCCTATCGACTGGCCTTATACATTCCCGCCTATCTTCCAGTGCCAGAACCTCCCACGACCAAATGACCTCTGGGGTATTCCTGACATCACGCCTGATCTGATCGGCGTAAACAACTCGCTCAACCTTGTGCAGAGCAATGTTAATCGCATTCAGAAGCTCTTTGGCTCTCCAGTGCTCTACGCAAATGGCATGGGAGAAGGCGTGATTGATATCAAGCCAGGGAAGATCATTCGCTTGCCTGCTGTGGACAGCAAGATTACAGCAGTGGCTCTTGCCTCTGATACGAGCAACGCGCTGGCCTTTGCGTCCAACTTGCGCTCTGATATTGACGAACAATCCAGTGTGCCAGGCGTTGCTACAGGACGTATAGCAGACTTACCACACGGTACAATGAGCGGCATTGCAATTGAGTTGCTGTTTATGCCGCTTATAAAGAAAACTGATAAAAAAAGATGTTTATATGGATCGATTATTATAGACATCTCCCAGGCGTTGCTGATCCT